TTTTCCTCCAAAGCTTCATGTAAAGTATACCAGATATCTTTGGTAATTTTGTCTTCATTTGACATAATTGTTGAATTTCTTTTATATGCTTGTGCTTTAACAATCACCTTAGTTCTATACGCAGCCAAAACGGCAGCATACTTTGCAGCCTGCATACCAATATATCTGCCTGGGTTTTCGATAATATCGTCAACAATGAGCATGACTTCAACGAATTCCTCAGCCTTGTCGCCCATAGCGTATCTGATCTGATCTAATGATAATATAACATCTTTACTCATAAATAATCCTTTTCTACCAATTGTTTATAATGTGAGGGAATATAGTCATAGATGCCAAGCCACCGGGCATAGTCCATATAGATAATACCGGCCTCTTTTTCATCAGCAAAAAATCCCAAACACTTTCTTTGCTTTCCCTTTTGAGAATCCTGCCACTGAATATCAACACGCCACAACTTCGTTTTACGCCTGCTCTTAGAGACACCCAAATACTTTGATGAAGGGGTTTTATGTCTAATACTATTTCTGTTGTTCTCAGAAACTGTTACAACTCTTAGATTTTCAAGTCTATTATCTAATCCATTCCGATTAATGTGATCTGTTATACTGCCATCAGGAACGATAGTATCAACATGCTGCAGCAACTGCTGGTGCATTAAAATATTTTGAGCCTGATACATTTCAGCATATATTTTAGCATTCTTCGTGTTGCGATCATACAAATTACGTCGGGCATATACAGTGTTGTGATTTTCGAGCGCAGACCAATTGTATCTACCTATATAGTCCACCAAATCAGCATCAACGATAGCCTCATACCCTTGTGTCAGAGGTACAATTCCAACCCCGTCACGAATAAAGGCAGATCGCTTGACCTTCTCCCTACCCATAGGATAACGCTCACTCATAATCGCTTCCTTCCACTAACTCTGTGAATACTGACCACTCAACGACAGCCAACTTGCGTTCACTGTCTTCGCCAAGCACCAAACAAAGCAAAGGGTGCTTATAATGTTCATTCCAGGCATCCTTAGCATGCTTCTTCCAGTTGGCAAGAGAAACAGTATGCGACTTTCCACAATGCTTATAATCAATAAGAAAATCGTTCTTCATCGCATCACCCTTCCTCATACCACGACCAGAATTCTTTACAGCCTTAGCACCATCCTTCTTGATCTCTTCTTTCTCAGTACGTTTCATCCTACCAACACCTTAGAAGAAATCTCACCATGCTGCACATCAGACAAATTGATGTTACCAGCACCATTCCACTTCTCTTCACCATAGTAGAACCAAGCACCACGACGCTCAATGATCTCCATCTCAACAGCAATATCAATCAACTCACGTAACGTATCAATACCGCCCTCCTGAGGAAGCACGTAATAATGACCAGACGTACCAATAGAAGCACGCTGCTTAGTCTTTTCAACACTCCAAGCAACCTTCTGAGAAGTAATCATCCTCGCATTATCCCGTTCCATCTCAGCCTGAGACATCGACAAGAACAGTTTGATAATGTTATGCATATTATGATGCACCGTATTACCATACTTGCCACGCAAAGTCGGATACATGCCACTCAAATCTACCATCTGATGCGACACAAACAACATCATGTTACGTTCCTTGTGCAAATAGTTAACCAACTTTTGCAGGAAATACCCCTGCGACCTAGCAGCAAGACCCAAAGCCTTACCGCCCTCAGGTTTAGCATAAAACTCATCCTTCATCAAGTTAGACAGGGAGTCCACCAAATATATATGCTTCTCATCCCTATCCTCCAACAACGGAGTAATCGTCTTAAGTATATCCTCAACAACAGTACCCTGCACAATGATAGGATCACTAACATCAACCCCGCACTGTTCAGCATACTTATCCTTATATGAAAACTCAGAATCAATAATGACAGGCCTAAAACCTCTCTTCTGAGCTTCAGCAATAATGTGATAACACATCGTTGTCTTGCCCGCTGAGGGTGTACCCCACAGCAAATGAGTCATACCTGAATACAAGCCTCCACCCAACGCGCGGTTTAAACCCACCGAAGGTGTTGGAATAATCTCATGTTCAGGCATATGCTCGCCTTTTCTTTTATCAATTACTAACATCTATACTCATCCTCCTACAATAATCAATAGTATCAATAATATCTTCTGCGCCATCAATTTTATATCCCGTATCCGTTTTGGAGATAGGGGCGGGCTTGATAGCCACCCACTTATTACTCATTTTGCTCAACTTCTGAGCATATCTATTGTACAAATATGGAAAGATAACAACCTTATGAAATGCTTTACCATCCCATACGTATACACTTGCCATCATTGTACCCTTAGAAGTTTTAAAGGCACGAACATTCATTATACGTGCCAAAGCCTTACCACTACCCATATCGCCCAAACCATGCTCATACAACCACGCATGATCATGGTCCACGCCTTTTCTTACCATATTCATAATAGCGAAAATATCACTATCAGAATTATTTGCATCACCATAGCAATGCAACGACTTATCGCCAACCAAAGCGTATACATAATCACGCTTTTTTAATTCATTATCCAAGTCAGCAAACACCGCAAAGGAACCTGTTTGATCTTCAAATTCTATTCGAACATACTTAGGTGTTCTCTTAATAGAACGGACTACAGCTTTTACGAAATGCGTTTTACCATCATCTTCGTCTACTTGCACAGCCGGCGTTAATAAATCATCATAGTCATCTTCTAACGCTTCCTTAATTGGAAACCCCAACAAAGGCATATAATACTTAGCATGCTCATACTCTGAAATATGATTCAAAGATGCAAACGCGCCAACCTTGTCCAAACTATCTAAAACATTACTCCGCAATTTTGACTTCTCGCAACGACCAACCATCTCATCCAGAGAAAAGAAAGGACGCTTATATATGATTTCACTAATAGTGCTTGAACCTATGCCATCAATATTAGATAATCCAAACCTAATAGAACCCTTATCAGAATAATCAACAGAAAAGAACTCTTCCGAACTATTCACATCAGGAGGCTGGATCTCAATACCCAACCGCTTTGCCTCCAGCAAATACGCCGTAATCCTCTCCCTGCTAGACTCATTATACAATAGCGACCAGCAATATTCCAAAGGATACATCAACTTCAACCACATAGTCTGATACGACAATATGGAATAAGCTACAGCATGAGACTTATTAAACATATACAAAGATGACACTTCAAAGTCATCCCACAATTTCTGAGCCTCTTCTTCCTCTAATAAATTATTAGAGACAAACTTGTCACGATACTTTTCAAATTCCAGAATATCACGCTTCTTGCCAATGATCTTTCTCAGAGTATCTGCATCTGACCAACTAAATCCAGCCAAAACCACTACAGCCTGCATCAACTGCTCCTGAAATATGAATGTTCCATATGTTTCTTTCAAGATCGGTTCCAACACTTCATGCTGATACTTCACCTTGCTCAGGCCAGAGCGCCTCTTAACGAACTTATCCCCCTGAGTTAGAAGCGCACCGGGCCTAACCAGCGCATTGGAAATAACCAAATCTTTAAAGTTATCACATGGCATCCTGTCCAGCAGTCCACGGTATGCAGCAGCATCAGCCTGGAATACACCAGTAGTCTCCCCAATATTAAACTGTTCATAAACTGCAGACTCATCCAAAGCAAGAGAATCATCTTCTATGATTTTCAATGTTTCATCATCCCAATGATATCTTTCCTGAATCTTACTGAGACAATCCTTAACCACTGAGACCATCTTAAGCCCCAAGATATCAATCTTGATTAGCCCCATGCTTTCAGCGTCATCCATATCAAACGCCGTCACATCCGTTCTGTAGTCCGCTGTGGACTCTTTACGGGATTCAATAGGGCAAACCTGCCAGAGGGGCTTAGAGGACACCACAACGCCCGCTGCGTGCATCCCAGCGGTACGTACACGCCCCTCAAGCCTTTCAGCAACCGGACGAACATCCACATACTTCTCACAGAACTCACGCACCTTAGCATTGCGTTCCATCTCATCAAGAGACTCAAACAACTGAGTGATCCCGTTAATCTCGTTATAATCTACCCCAAATACCCTAGCAACATCTTTTACAGCAGACTTAGCTTTGAATACACCAAAGGTTGAAATAGATGCAACATGATCCTCTCCCCACTTATTCTTAAGATACTGCTTCACTTCACCACGACGCTTATCCTCAAAATCCAAATCAATATCAGGATAATCATTACGCTCAGGATTAATGAATCTAGAAAAAAGCAATCCATGCTTAATAGGATCCACTTTAGTAATATCCAACAAATAAGCTAATAGAGATCCTCCCACAGATCCTCTTCCAGGCCCAACACCAATATTGTTATTTCTAGCCCAATTAACAAGATCCCAGATGATTAAGAAATAATCCGCAAACCCAGTCTGCTCTATAACAGTCAACTCTTCTTCCAAGCGCGCCTTGTACTCTTCTCCAAGACTGCGACTAAACAATGAAGTCTCAGAAATCTCTTTCAGATACCATATAGAATCAAACTTATCATTGTACTTCGGCAATAAATAACTCTTAGTCTTCAATTCAGCGTTGCACTTATCTGCAACTTCCAATGTGTTTTCTAAAACATCAGTATTATAACCCTTCGACGCAAATAGATCCCTCACATCGCCGGCTGTCATAATCCACGGCTGAATTTCATCAAAACGCAAACGCCGCTCCGGATACATTGAATTAATCTTTGTAATCAAATCCACACCACCATGAGTGGCACAATCACTATGATCTGCGGCATATCTCTTATCAGCAGCATTCATAGATGAATACTGAGCTAAGGTTAACAACACTTCCTCAATACCTGCATCATCTTTAAAAGGATAATGACAATCAAGAGTTGGAACTACAAGTTTACCATAAGACTGTGCAAGGCTTATAAGACCATTATTTATTTCCGCAGGATTCCAAGACTGAATCTCAAAATAGAAATCATCACCGAATATATCAATGAACTTCTTAGTCAATCTCTCCGCTCGAGCACTATCTCCACTCTCTATCGCCTTAGCAATTGCACTACCACGACATCCAGACAAAGCGATAATGTCATTCTTCGCCACCTTCTCCAGCATAGCAAAGTCCATTCGAGGCTTATAATAGAAACCCTTGGTCCAAGCATCTTTATTCAACTGGAATAGTTTAGTTAGCCCCTCGTTATTCTTAGCCAACAGAATCAAATGAAAGCGTTCAGCCTTGGCGTCCATATCGTCATTTGCTATACTAGGCGTAAAGTAAGCCTCAATACCAAAGATAGGCTTAACACCCTGAGTCTTACAAGCATCTTGAAACTTCAAGACACCAGCCATGCTGCCATGATCTGTAATAGCTAAAGATGTTTGACCATTGGTAGACGCTGCTTGTGCCATCTCTAATGGCGTAGACATACCATCTAGTAAGGAATATTCACTGTGAGCATGCAAGTGTACAAAGTCAGTCATACGAAGCGAACCAAGTCAGTCAATTCCACAGGGGAAATTACTTTTACCTTGATACCGCCCTCAGTTAACAATGCAATAGCATCATCGTGAGTATATTTAGCCATAGCGTACACTTCCTTTACACCCGCATTAATCAACGTTCTGGAACAGAACACACAGGGAGTGGTAGTCAAATACATCCTGCAACCGTCAGTGCTTACACCATTCTTAGCGGCATTAAGAACCGCATTCAACTCTGCATGCACCGCTCTACACTTCTCCCAACTCTTTCCAGACTCCCTATTCATGCAACCCTCGCCACAATGAGCCGTACCTCGTGCCGCCCCGTTATATCCAGTAGATATGACATGCTTAGTCTCCATATCGACAATCACACACCCCACAGCCCTAGACGGACACGTAGACCTCGTAGCTACCAACGTAGCCATACGAAAGAAGTAAGTATCCCACTCCGGTCTACTTGTTACTCCAGTTATGTTACCAGTACCCACAATCACACATCCATTCTGAAAATCAACTTGTTAAAAGGGATGTCCCACTCATGCAACCAACGCTCTGTTACATCTCTAAACTTAGGATCCCTATCCGTAAATAATTCAATATCAAAACCTTTACCAAACCATTCATTGATAAAATGCCAAGCATCGACATAAGGCATTACATTAAGTAAAGATACCTCAGTTGCCGCAGAAATATCTTCCTCCGAATCCACAACCATCACATCTAGATCAAATCTAAATATAGAACCCATGCTAAATCCTTCCAAGCAATGCGGGGAGAGGATCTCTCCCCTCCCCGACACTACTTCATCTTATATCTTTACCAACCACCACCGGATGAAGCAACTTCACCCGTAGTGAAAAAAGCCTCCTGCTGAGCATAAGGAATCACCTTGTAAACATTATCCAGATCATGCATCTGGAGATTAGTGATCGCCTCAGGTTCCTCCGCAGTCTCTAACGGAATCAGGGTATAACTCGTATCCTGTGGACCGCTTCCAGTCCGACTAAACTTGTAATACCTATCCGTAATCGTGCCATACGTCTCAGCATATTCAATAATAGTCTGACCAATATGGCGAGGGTTAGTAAGAACAGTCTCAATAATACGAGGCTCCCACTGACCCGGCTCAACTTCAACCGCAGCATTAATCAACAAAACAGGTCGCGGCTTCCAACGCCTATCATTACCAATCTGCTCCGTAGCCCAACAGCGATAGTTTTCATTCGCTGAAGCAGCCGTACTCATTGCCTTATACTTCCAATTAATCGGGGAAGTGACAACCGGAACAACTACACTGGTACCAGACTCATCATTATGATTAGCACCATCTTCTGTAAGCTCCTGACGAAAACGAACCTTATAGTTGTCTCCATCACGCAGGTAAATAAACCTCTTACCCGTACCAGAAGAACTACTAGATTCCTCAATCGTTTTCTTCATATCTGCAAGTGTACTATAACTTTTCATATTTTTTTCTCCTATTCAAATAGTATTGTTTTTTTATTTTCAATTATGTTGTATATTTGTTTGCTATTCAAGTCGGCAGCATCTTTGAAATTCTCTGGACATTCTGCCAGATATATTTCCTTTCCGCGTGCCCTTACCATTATAGCATCTTTCATGGCCCGACCCGCGTCATCATTATCAGGTATTATAGTGATGCCGTCAAAGTAGTTCTTCAACAACTCCATCTGATCCTCTGTAATAATAGCGCCAAGAGTAGCCACGACATTGGGGTAGCCTGCTTGATGTATTTTCATAGCATCCAGACTCCCTTCCACAACTATGACCTCATCAAAAGATTTAGCATTGCACAAGTTATACAAGATTTTACTCTTAGGAAAACCAGTGCTATACAAATATCTCGGTATTTGATCATTAGTAATCGCTCTGCCTATCAAACCAACCAATCGAAAAAATTGGTCTCTCGCTGGAATAACTAACCTTCTCTTAGTGGATGAAAAACCTACCTCGAAATGAGTCAATGTCTCTAAATCGAAACCCCTATCTATTAGAGGTTGCAGTACTGCATCATCAGTATCGTAATCAATTTTGCAGTTACCCATCTGCTCATCAATATCTTCTAAATACTTAACCTCTTTGACATCATTTAAAATCTTATCGATATAACTTTCCGATATCTGATTATCCGATCTGTAGTCTTCATTCAGGAGAAGCTTCTTTAATGAACGTATTCCACCTCTCTGATTACACTCAGGATTAAAACACTGCCACAATCCTGTATATCTATTAATAGAGAAAGATGGTGTATTCATATTAGAATGAAACGGACAATAAGCAACTATCTCAGTGCCCATTTCGCTGATGATTGAAACAGCGCCTCTATGAAGAATATCTTTTATTGAAACCTCAAGAGATTGCATTTACTGTATAATCGAAATGCTCAGTAGAGGGATCATATGACCACTGAAACTTGCACTCGACTACCTCCACTCCAGTCTTTTTTAATTCTTCAGTTATTTCATCTGTAATCCAAGACTTGAGTCTAATAATAGTTTCAACATCCTTAGAAACACCACCATATGTCTTCACAATCTTAGACACCCCATTCCTCCTTCCACTCACCAGTGTTCAAATCCCAATTCAAATAGAACCCAAAATGAGTCGAACGACGTACTTTTCTACTCACCACCTGGAATATACTAGAGTCCATCTCCCTATGAAGGGACAGAACCAAGTCTGCATCATATGCCAACTGCTTACTCCAAGCAACTTCCTCCAACTCAGGTGGACGCTCAGAGTGGCCATCCTGCATAGTAACAGCAGCCACATCGATAATAGCAACATTGTTCTTAACCGCTATGCGCTTGAAAGCCTTAGACAGATTCTTAGCCTTCTCAGTTTCAGACTTAGCACCACTAGCATCATCAAACAAACCATGATAATCCAAAATCACTAAATCCGGACTATACTGATCTATCTTAGCCTGAACTAAATGCTGATCTGCAACCTCTAAGCCTTCAGAAGTAATCAGATAGAAAGGATGCATATCAGTGAAAGTATCCTCAGCCCACTTCTTGTACGAATCCACAACCTCTGCATCCGGCCTAATTAGTTCAGAATGGGTAAAGAATCCCCTACCCTTATTCAGCAGGGTATCAATTCTCTGAGCTTCCTGCTCCTTGTTCATCTCCAATGAAATAATCATTGGGCGATAACCAGCAAGCCAAGCATTAACAGCAAACAGACGAGCAACAAAACTCTTACCAACGCCTGTCCAGCCAAGCAGAATCACAAAGTCACCTGCCTGCCAACCACCAAACTCGGCATCAATAACAGATATACCGCTAGGTACACCAACGATACCATGATTGTCGCTCTCAGATCTAACCTTTAACTCATCAGCCCTATCTCTCCATTCACCAACCAGATCAGTATCCTTTAGATTTGTACTTTCTTTAACCAATTTATTAGCATTGGATAGTAAAAAGTTTAAAGCGGTCTTAGGACCGCCGTTCTTAAGCATATCATGCGTATTGACAATCAACTCTCTTGTCTGAACAGACATAGACTCCGCTCTAGCCTGTTCAATGTAGTAACCCAAAGGCTCAGTTGTTGTAAGATACTCAAAATCGGGAAAGTGAGCCTTTATCTCTGCTTTAGCCGGTATCTTGCTATGCTTATCGTAATGACTCGAGATAAAGGACCATACATCCTTATAATTAATGAAGACCCTACCTATATTTTCATTCTGACATGAAATATAGTCTCCCGAATCTAATACTGCATTTAGTAATTTAACTTCATAATTCACTTTCGCTGATCCATTCTCTCTTTTGTCTTTTCAACAATCGAACGAAACTTTTCTCGTGACTCCCTTTCTGTAATAGCTTTCTGTATTATCGATGGTACTTCCATAGCGAAACTAAATACCAACACAGGGCTACCACACTTTTTTATATATTCGTTAGCGCACGCTGCTAAATCATCATACCTATAGGCATCCATCAAGCTATCCGCTACCGCTTCTTCTCTTCCTAAATCTGGAAGAAAGAACTTACCGGTTTCGCTTGATAACTGTCTCAACAACTTTATCAGGTCCGCACCAGTTTGACTCTGAGACATCATTTATCCTTTTCCAAGCACTCATCAACATGTCTAATCTTGACATTCCCGCATACACACCCACCGCTGGTAAGGATACCAGCGAAGTTTCTGAATCGGTGACAGCGCTTATCATACATGGGACTCTTACTGAACACTCCATACAAACGGCTTTGGCACTTTCAACTTCAACCACAGAATCGCTAGTCCACCAATGAGGGTGGCTATGATCCCTGCACAAAGCAGATAGTTGCCAATTCTCGAATGCATCACGTTCATCCAGCATTACCTTTATCTATCTCCGCAAGTTTTGCTTCAAGCTGCGCATCAACGGTTTCCCATAATTTATTCCACAAATTGTCATCCTGCGGGTCGCCGGCGATTTTAGCACCAGCATCTAAACGCATTGACTCATAGTTTCCTAAATTCTTAGTAATCCCAATCGATACCCAAACATGATTATCTTCAATGTTATTCATGATATTCCCTTCTTAGCTTCTCTGAGCTTGTTGCTCAGGTCTTTACGTGAGTATACACGATCCTTCAACGGTCTGCCGACCTTTCTAGAATTAAAAAAAGACTCTATGTTTCTAACATCATCAAAAGTATAGTATCGGTAGTTGTTGTTACTATATTCAAAGCGGCTGGCGGCAGGCAGTAGGCCAGAAGTTTCACACTTCCTTATGGTGCCTACTGTCCTGCCAACCATTTTTGCCACTTCTCCAATTATGAATATACGCTTACGAAATAAAGCTGAACCTTTGTAGTCCTCAAGATATTCTTCACCTGTATCAAGACGCTTGAATAATACTTTTCCATCTCGTTTAAGATATCGAATAGCCTTAACAACTACATCTCTATCAATATAAAAGCCCTTTACTTGGACATTAATTTGATTAGTTATTCTATCTATTTCGCTCATTGATCAATTTGTTGTATACTCTTTCTTTGTCTTGCTCCCATTTTTCTATAAATGGTTCTACTCTCCAACCACATACCAAACACGACAACTCTATTGTACTTCTAAAACGTTGCCCTTCCATAACCTTACCCCTACAATTAGGACAATTGATATGTACTTTAATCTGTGGTTTTTTAGTCATTAACTTACCATTGAAGCGTTAGACGGGTCGCCCATTTTGCTGGCTACAATACTCTTAACAGCCGAAATAGCAGCACCCATCGCAGCGACACCAGCAGCCTTACTTGATGATAAGTCGCCAACCGTAAACACAGCCAAAAAGGCCTGTGCAGCGGTCCAAATTGCCCGCTCTAAAATATCTTTATATAAACTCATATTATTATCCTCCTAATCTTCTAGCCAGCATGTATATTCAGCCGTCACAATACCCATTTCTGGATGCACAAATTGCAAGTGCTGTGATGGTCTGCCTACTGCTGCTAGTGTTTCAATAGCATATTCATTAGTAGACTCAGGACTACCTGAAATTCTACATTGGACTGTATTGAATGTCATCTTAGTTGGCGTATGCCAATGTCCAAGCATAACATCTTTAAAGTCCTCAGAGATAGCCCCAACTTTCCACCCAAATATCTTTTTCTGAAATGGGTGGAAGGATGAAAAGCTTCTAAACTGATCGCCATGACACAGCAAGCAACTATACTCACCAATTCTATCAATAGCATACCAGTTACCTTCACCTCGTCCATCAGGAATGTCAAAAGTAATCCTTTCTTCATTCTTGTAAACGAGGTCCATGATCCTGTACAGCATTCTATCTGCATTAGTTTCAGGATCATGATCTCTTCTCTGCCTACCGCCAATAGCGCCATGATTACCAATGACAGCGGTTACAGTGACATTCCTAAAATTAGCCAACATCTTATCAAAAAATGATGTCATAATTCTAGGTCCATCAATAGTGACCTGACGATACAAGCCACCATCAATAAGAAAACTCTGACCCGGGAATATCAACTCCCCCTCAACAATATCGCCAAGCACCCAAACATGAATATCTTTCACAGGGTGATCAGCTCTTTGTATCTCAGTCAGATGAACAACTTTATCGGCATATTTGTTGATTCGCTCTTCACAAATCAAAGAATTATAATCAGGTGTTACCTTAGCCAATTGCCAATCTGATAAAACTGCTACGGCCACCTCTTCACCTTTAGTTCGCCTATCACTTACAGGCGAAGGTGTTGATGGCACCTGATACTTATCTGCCTGATCCGAAACTGCACGATATACCGCAGCCGACAGATCTACCTTTTTAGTTTTAACCTTTTCGTATTCTTGAACTAGCTTAGTATAAGCAAGTTTTAATTCTACCTCATCTGTAATTCTTAAATCATCCATAGGGTTATTCGGAACGCCAAAATCGTTTAATTCACGACGATGACTACAAACTATATT